CAAACCTGATATACCAGAACCTATCCCAGAAATTAGAAATCCTCAAATGGTTGGAGGTAAAAAAAAGAAAAAAAAAAGAAGGTCTAGAAAAAAGAAATAAATATTAATTCTATATAATAAATAATGAGTAACGATACATTATTTATTATTTATTTTTATGGTATTATATATCTTATTATTGTTGTAGGTTTGTCTTTGTATAATATTTACTTACAATATCAACGAGCTATTAGTATTATTTCCGGATTTCCGCACTAAAAAAAAAGCACTACTTATTAAGTTCTTCTTTTATATCTACAACTTTTCCTAGTTGTTTCTTTATTTTCTGCACATTTTTATGCATTTCATCTTTATTTATACCACCCGATACATTTTCAAGCATTTTCTGCCATTCTTCGAGTTCATCAGGGTTATTCATATAATCTGGATGCTCTTTTTCCCACTCTGACATCTTTTTTACTTGTTCCATCCCAACACTTTTAATGCTAGATGTTAATTTTTTATTATCTTTGTCTTTTTCCCACTTATCCGCATCTTTTACATAAAACTGTAATCTCTTTTTATCGCTACAATGAATTGGTCTTTCAGTTGGTTCTAAATCTGCCAATTGTTTCATAAAGATATTTGTAATACCCTTGGCATATCCATTTTGTTTTGAGTAATCCAAATCTTTCAAACTTACTGTTATATTTCTTACAAAATCCTCCAAATTCATAGCATTCTTACATTGTTCATTTAAATACATATTGATTGAGATGTTATTTGTATTGTTACAATTATTATTCCCCGCTATTTTACCTATTGTTTCAACTAATTCATTTGTTAGTGAATTTGTTGAAGTTTGGGGCTTATCTAAATTTTCAATTTCTTTTTGCAATTTCGCGACCTCTAATTTTGCTTTTTGTAACTGTAAATGCTTTAATTCTTCATCAACAGATAACTTAGGTTCAGTCTTGGATGGTGCGGAAACATTGGAAACATTTTTGGAAACATTGGAAACAATTTTGGAAACATTTTTTTTGATGTCTTTAATTTCAATATTACATTTTTTTTGGTGTTTCCACAAACCACCTCTCGTCTTGAATTTTTTACCACATTTACAAATTTCTAATTTTGTATTTGCGTTTTTTTTCGTTTTTTCAGTTTTTAAAAAACTGATTTTCGTTTTTTGTTTCCTTGAGATTTGTTTTAAATGTTTTTTTGTTTTTAAATGCCTAAAGTAATCTGTTTTATTAGAGGTTATATAATAACAACTTTCGCAACTATATTTCACTTTTGATTTCCCAGTCTTATTTTTCTTTTCAGTTTTTTCAGTTTTTTTCATTTTAATATATGGAAACATAAAAAAACGCCTTTATATACTTTTTTCTCAAACAAAAAAAAAAGTACAGTCACAAAATATTTATCAGTTACTAATAATTTCCTACATCCTGGTCTTCCGCAAAAAATGCACCTTTTTTCAGAAAAAACTATTTCTGAAAATGGCATTTTGGACATTTCTGAAATGTCCAATTCTGAATATATAGGGAAAGTATTACTAAAAAAAAGCGTCGAACACTTTTTTCAGTACTTTTACATTTTTACATTGTCTGTTACATCTTCAATCTTACGAATTATTTTGTTATTATAAATAAGGTTTCCTGTTGGTTTGTAAGTAGAAATATCCTTGTAATTCTTATCTTTTCCTTTTTTTAGTATTCCTTTTTTTTCACTAGAAGAACCATTTTTTAATAATAATCCATTAATATCATTTTTATCTTCTTTTTTATTTTTTTTATTTACAACTCTACCATATGCATCTACAGTTACTCCTGTCTTTTTTTTTATTTGGGCTCTTTGATAACTTGGTATATGATGTTGCCAAGATATAAATAATAAGTTGGGATGTGTGTATTTTATTATAAATCCATTGTCAATTAGTTTTTCAATAACATATGAAGTGCATTCGACCATATCATACCTGGGAACACCTAAAATAAATTCAGGTAATAAGAAAAATGTGAATTTATCACTGTTACGCATTCTAGAAGTAGTTTTTATCTTTGCATGAACTCTTGCTAAAACTCTTTGATATATTTTAATTTTATGTTCTTCAGTTATTTTTTTCTGCTTGTATAAGTCATCTAAATTTAACTTTTCATTAAAATTGTCATCCATTATATTTTTTATTAGAAAAAATATAATTAAAAAAATACGATTAATATGTATTAATGACAATCAAATATTTGGTATTATCTGGAGGAGCTTATAAAGGTTTCTATACAATAGGAGCCTTAAAATATTTAGCTGATACAAACTTTTATGATATTAATAATGTAAAAAAAATATATGGAACATCTGTTGGTGCTTTATTGGGAAGTTTGTTATGTTTAAAACTTAACTGGGGGGATTTAGTTGAATATGCTATTAACAAACCTTGGCACAAATTATTTAATTTTACTATTGATTCTTTGTTAGATACAATAAGTAAAAAGGGGTTTATACAGAGAAAATTTATAGAAAGTATCTTTGAAAATTTGTTAAAAAATGCAGGTTTAAATACAAAATCAACATTGTTAGATTTACATAATCATTCTAATATAGAAATGAATATTTTTAGTGCAAATATGAGTAGTTTTAAATTAGAAAGATTTTCACATATTACACATCCTGATTTAACCATTATTGACGCGGTATATAGAAGTTGCTCACTACCATTTATTTTTCAGCCTCAATATGTTCAACAAATTTGTTATATAGATGGGGGTTTAATCAATCCTTATCCAATGAATATATGTATTGAAGATTTAAAAAAAGAAAACCAAGAATTTGATAAAAAAGAAATTTTGGGTTTTAAAATTATAGATGATAAATTAGAACCAACACCGGAATCATCATCAATATTTCATTTTGGATTTTATATGGTATATCGTCTCATAAAAGAAAATTATAACTATTTATGTAATGAAGAAATAAATTATGAGTTAATTATTCCTTCTTCATTATTAAGTGTAGAAGATGCTAAAAATATAATTTCTTCTAGAGATGAAAGAAGAAAATTAATAGACCAGGGAGAGAAATATGCTAAATTATTTTTGACATACATTAAAGAGTAGTGTTAATAAATTCAGTAAGTGTATTGATATCTGGTTTAGTGTGATATTCTGTAACACGGTCTCCATTTACCATCCAAATACTTGGATATCCATCAATGTTTTTTCCATTAGGTTCTAAATATTCTCTTTCAAAGTTTTCAAGTTCAGTTTCCTGTTTCTCTCCATCAATCTGTTTAAAGTTCAATGTTACTCCGTTAATAACTTTACCATCAAACTGTTTCCTTAATTTTTTCCATATAGGTTTAGCTTTCTTAGAATAAGGACACCAATCAACAGTAAAGAAATAAATTACAGCACTATCAGAGCCTTCACCGTCATCGAATTCTCTATTTGGAACAAAATCTGGATTTATTCTGGGAGCTACATAGGTGTTGTACACATAAAATGCAACTCCTAAAAAGATAACAACAATAATCATAATAATTAAAAACTTTTTGTTAAATAACATTCCTTTTACATTATTCATAGTTCCAGACATACTGGGCATATTATTTAGAATAGCCGACATTATATTATATTATAAGATAGACTAAAACTTTTTTTAACGAATATAAAGATTAATTAAGAGTAATTAATATATGTATCTGCGTAATTTTAAAGGAAAGTTAGTTTATATTGATGAAAAGAAATATACAAATGAAAGAGATTTGTATATTGCGATATGGAAGATAAGATATAATATTGATATTGCTAAAACAACTAGTATAAATAATATTTTAGATTATGTTGATGGAGAGAAATTATTCGTATAACTTTTTTTTCTTTAATTAATATATTATGAAACGCACTAGAAAAAATAAAAGGTCTAAAAAGAATAAGACCAAGAAAGTATATGATAAGGGAGATTTTGCAAGTGGGGATGGAATGCTGACTAGTGTTTGGGGCCCTAGTTTATGGCATTATTTGCACACTATGTCTTTTAATTATCCTACAAAACCTACTCGTGATGATAAAAAGCATTATAGAGCATTTGTTTTAAGTTTAAAAAATGTATTGCCTTGTAAGTATTGTAGAATGAACTTGCGTAAAAACTTAAAAGATTTACCATTAAGAAACAAAGATATGAAAAATAGAAGGGCATTTTCTTTATGGATGTTTAAACTGCATGAACATATTAATAAGATGTTGGGTAAAAAATCTGGATTAACATATTCTCAAGTAAGAGAAAGATATGAGCATTTTAGGTCTAGATGCACTATTGATATTGATGAAAAAACAAAACTAGTAAAAATAAAGCCAATTAAAAATAAAACTAGGAAAAAGAAGAAGGCTAAAGAAAAAGGTTGTGTAGAGCCTTTATATGGCAAGAAATCAAAATGTGTAATTAAAATTGTTCCTAAGGATAAGGATGTTCCTACATTTCAAATGGATGATAAGTGTAAGAAGAAGAGAACTAAATAATATATGGTAATAGTGGGTCCATTTCATATGCGAACTTTGATAATTCTGGTTTCTTTTCTTTTTTATTTTTTATTACTACCTTTTTTTGACATAAATCGCTACCACAATGGTCATCAGTAGCCAACTCTACCTTTCTGTAGATAAGTTCTGCGGGTTCATCTGTCCTCCATCTACCCAGCTTGGGTGGAAGGTTGCGTTTGAAGAATCGAAATCTAAGCAAGCTCATTTTATTGATTTAGTTATTTAGGATATATTTAAATCAATTTTCTTTTTTTTTGTTTATTTAGTATATAATGAGTTCATCAGCACCACCATCACCGCCTAGCACACCACCTAGCACACCACCTCGTGGCACTGCTGCTTCAGCAGCTGCAAAGGGAAAAGGAGTTGTTCGTCCTAAAAAGAAGAGACCCCCACTTACACGAGGAGAAGGCAGTAGAGCTTTAGGCTTCGGGTATGTAAAGCCCCCAGCTGGAGGCCGTCGTCGTCGCAGAAAGTCCAAGAGAAAGTCACACAAGAAGTCACACAAAAAGAAGCGCAGAACCAAAAGACGCAGAAAGAGCAAAAAGAAGAAATCTAAACGCCGTCGCCGCCGCTAACTGGAGTATTTATATCTTCTACTTCATCGTCATAATAACATCTCTGACCACGCATCGTGCAATAAAAATAAATACTTGATATAAAACAAGCAGAACCTATTGCTGCCCAATAACTAATAGTCGCAAGAGACATATATAAATTAAACATTAAATTCATATTCACAGATGTAAATATGAATTAAATTTTAAAAGTGCTAAAGAATCTAATTAGTTAAATTGAGCAAAGCTGTTTAGTCTAGGCATAGGTAAAATATTACCAGAATTTGCAGCATCAATAGCACTGTAGTTAGGAACCTTTTTGCATTCAAAAGCAGGTTCAGGACATCTTGCACAGGGTGGGCAAGGTGGAGGTGGAGTTTGTCTTGGACAAGTTCTGGAATCAGGACATTTAGGGCATACTGGAGGAACAATCTCAGATTTTAAAATATACTTTGACATATCAACCCCTGCAGCAGAGGCAGCCTTTCTATCTTCTCTTTCTCTTTCCTTTTCAGCCCTGTTCTCTTGTCTTCTTTCCCTTCTTTCTTCTTTTCTTTCTTCCCCGCCGTGTGCTCCTGGAAGATGATTACCATTATCATCGTGATGTCTTCTACCACTACCTCTTCCTGGAACAACAATATCTTCTAAACCAGCAATAGTTCTAGAATAATCATTATCTGCAAGAGGATCAAATGTATCTGCATTTGTAAAAGGGTCATAATTTGAACCACCTTCTAGTGCCTCATTTCCTGGTTCTTCACCAGTTCTTCTTTCTTTTTCTCTTTGCATAGCATCTTCAGCATCTCCAGCGCCCCCGCTTTCAAAATATTCTTTTACGCTAAATCCTAAAGTTGATAAAACAATTACAACAATAATAATTAAAAACAAATGAAGTTTGCTTAATTTCATATAAATTAAGTTATGAAAAAAAAATATCGGATAATTATATAATATGCCTTACAGAGCTTTAACACATAATAGAGTAAAACATCCTATAAATGATGTCAATGGAAATACTTTTGTTGCCGGGTCAAACGCACAAGCGAGTGCAATAAATTCTCAGAACGGAGTAGGTAATAGTGGTTCAGTAATATCTCAAAAGAATGCTCTCAATATAAATAATAAACAACCTGCTCGAAAGTATGCCAGAACATTAAGTAGAAATTTTTTAATGGGACCAAATGCTTATGGAGCAGGTACACAGCAAATAGGTACCCAAACATTTTCAACATATGCCCCTGGACAGGGAAAAGGTTTTCCCAACGCTACTCCTCAAACTAGTGTAGGTTCGACTAATGCATTTGCTAGAAGAGCAATTGCTAGAAGAGCTGTAACTACTGTAGTAAATAATGGTGTAAAGAAAAATTGTGCTTGTGTTCCCCAACCTGTAAAAAATCTAAAGGGACAATTTCATAATTAAATTATTTTCTATTGTAAGTTTATAATGAACGTTCAGGATTTATTTAGTCCTTTAAGTCACAAGTATTGTGATTATTTCTACTTTTTGTCAGTAATTTTCTTTGTTCTTTTTCTTTTTGCTGCTGTAACTTGCTTTATGTCTCTTTTCGAGAAGAAATCTCTTAAATTGACAGATTGTTTAGTATTAATGAGTCAGCCTCTTCTTCTCTATTTTATTAATCGTCTTTACTACTCAATGTGTGTTGGTGCATTAAACTAAATAGTTTAAATAATATATTATTAAGTTTAATATATTATTATGAATTGTGGAGAGAAATGTGCGTGTTTTTGGTGTTCTTTATATGGATTATATTGTATTGCTTTTTGCGGAACGGCTTGTTACACATTATATAAAGAACAAAGAGCAGATAGAGATAGAATAATACAGGAATATAGAAATCTTCCTCAGCAAGCTCCTCCTAATATTGAAATGCGAATAGAAAGATTGATGACAACTCCGTTATCAACAATAAGCGAAGAATCTATAGGATATCAAGATTTTAGCTAGTTGTATTAGTGCATACATCTTTAAATATTGATGGAGCATAAACTCCTTGACTAACAAATATTGCAGATGTCAGTCCAACTACTATACAAGTAATAACCCACCCAACAGCAGTTTTCCAAAATACTTTACAGTTAATCCCTGAGCAAGTTTTATGATTTTCTAATAATCCAACTCCTACAGTAGCTCCTACCTGACAATGTGTAGTTGATAGTGGTATTTTTAATCTGCTACCAGTAATAATAACCAACGCAGAACTTAATTCAATTGCTACTCCTCGAGATGGAGTAATTTTAACTAGTTTTTCACCAATAGCATATGTAATTTTTTTACCATATACAAATAGTCCAATAGCAATACCTACTCCTCCTAAACCAAGTATCCAATAAGCATCCTGTTCCATACTTGCCTTTTTATCTAATTCACCTCCTGACTGGTAAATAACCCATATTGCTGCAAATGGACCAATTGCATTTGCAACATCATTCGCGCCGTGACTGAAACTATCACATATAGCAGTAAATACCTGCAAATATTTAAAAACTTCTTCTGTTCTATTGTCAAATTTTTCAGCGTTATTATGAAGTGCTATTACTCTTTCTAGTTCTTTTTCATCGGCAATATTTAATTCAACTTGATTAGTTTTTATTGATTCTTCAAGGTTTGGTAGTTCTAAATTTGAACGATTTGTTCTTAATTTTTTTGAGACATATTTTTTTAATTTTGGCACAAGTGGAAGTGTTATTAAAGCACTTAATCCCCCAATACCAAATGCATATCCGAATGCAACATTTAAAGGTGTCTTATCTAAGCCTAATCCTTTTGCTCCCTTATAAATAATAAAAAATGTATTGATTGTCATTGTTGAGCCTATTAATACAGGATAAGCCCAATTGATTCTATATGATTCAAACCCTTTTCTAAGCACTGATGTTCTAGTTATAGCAAATACAACCATTGCTATAATTGCAGAAAAAAGAGGAGATATAAACCAAGACATAACAATACCCCCTACCCCCCCGACATAAGGAAATGTATCAAGTGGTTCATACCAAATAACACAATCAGCTCCTTTTAATACCATAGCCATACCAATCATTCCTCCAACACAAGAATGTGTTGTTGACACCGGCATTTCTAGATAACTTGCTAGAAATAACCATAACCCGACCGCTAAAATTACCCACATACAACCATACATAAGTAAATAAGCATCATCTTCAAAACATTTATAATCTGCAATACCTTTTCTAATTGTATTAGTAACGTGACTTCCCATAAGAACTGCTCCAGAAGTTTCAAAAATAGCAGCTAATACGACTGCTTGTTTAAGAGTAAGAGCTTTAGAACCAACAGATGTAGCAAATGCGTTAGCCGCGTCATTTGCTCCAATACCTGCGGAAGCGAAAAATGCAAAAGCACCGCCCACAATAACAATCCAAAGATACATCGTAATACACTTAATTAAACTGAATTTTCTAAATGGATTATAAATATATTATAGACTTAAAAAAAAGCACTAATATATAATTATATGTTAGCAAGATTTATGAATGAAGGAGAAATAGAAGTGGGTTTGGATGAAGCAGGTAGAGGACCATTATTTGGAAGAGTATATGTAGGTGCAGCTATTTTACCGCCGGATGAAAGTTTTAATCATTCATTAATGAGAGATAGTAAAAAATTAAATGAGAGAACAAGATTAATAGCATTTGATTATATAAAAGAGAATGCAATTGATTGGGTAATTCATTATAAAGATGAAAATTATATTGATAAACATAATATATTTGCAGCTAATTATAATGCTATGCACGAAGCAGTTCAAAAATTATTAGTAAAACCAGACCATATATTAGTTGATGGTAATTATTTCAAACCTTGTAAGTATGACGATGATTATATTAATCATACTACTGTTGTAAAAGGAGATGATAAATACACTAGTATTGCAGCAGCTTCTATATTAGCAAAAGTCGGCAGGGACAAGTATATAGATGAATTATGCGATAAATATCCGTTGTTAGACGAGTATTATAGTATAAAATCAAATCGTGGATATGGAGCAAAAAAACATATGGATGGTATTGTCAAGTATGGAATTAGTCCTTGGCATAGAAAAACATTTGGTATATGCAAAACCCATAGTGTAAATAAAAAATTGACCAAGCATTATAAATGGAGTAAGAATGAAAATTGAATTAAATTAATATAGAAATAACATAGTTATTACTCTATATCCAATGACTACTCTTGCAATGGAGAATACAGACGACATTACACTTGAGAATGGATGCAAATATGTATTTTCATATTTTAGCACTACAGATAAATGTTGGTATGTTCAGCCAAGGCGCTTTTTCCTATTAAAAAATGAAAATAGACAGATTTTGTCAGGACAGTTTATTCAATCACATTGGTTTAATGTATTGTATAAGGAAGGAATGCTTGCACTGTTTGTTATATTAAAGGTAAAAAAGGAAATGTCTGGGAATACAATAGAAAAAGATATGAATAGTCTAAAAAATCCATTCCCGTCATTATATGATATTCCGCCATATGCGGTAAGGGCAAGTTACTTTTCAATGCCGTGGGATATTTTGAGATTATGTATGAAGGAAGCAAATAATAAAAATGATTTTAAATTTACTATGAGAGCAAGTAACAGTCCTTGGGATAAACTGACTGTTCAAATTTACAAAGGAGAAGACAAAGGTATTCTAATATGTTGTCCGGAGTTTGAAATGCCACTATACTAGTATCAATTAAATATATACAAAATTGAATTTAAAAAACTTTTTATATATATTTTTATAACTTAAAATGAGAGTAATTGTATTTGATACTGAAACCACTGGTTTGCCAAAGGGTGGTAATAAATCCAACCCCAATCCTCATACTTGGCCCTATGTATGCCAGTTAAGTTGGTTAGTGTTTGATGATGTAACAGAAAAATTATATACCAGAGATTATATTATTCAGTTGCCACCAGGAGTTACAATACCAAAGGTTTGCTCAGATATTCATGGAATTACAAATGAACGGATGAGAAACGAGGGTGTTGATATAAGTGGTGTTCTCCAAGAATTTACTAGTGATTGGATGAAATGCCAAGTGATAATCGCACATAATTTAGTATTTGATAATAAAGTAATGCAAACAGAATATATGAGAAATAAACCAATTAATTGGTTAGGTCGTCACAGAAAAATAGAGTATTGCACAATGAAATATGGATTAAAATTTACAAATATTATGAGGAAAAGTAAATTTCACTCAGGACTATATCAAAAACCTCCAAAACTAATTGAATTACATCAAGAACTATTCGATAGCACACCAAGTAATTTACATAATTCCTTAATTGATGTTCTAGTATGTTTCAGGTGTTTCTACAATATGGTATATGAAAAAGATTTATTTGATGGCAAGGAACACCCAGAATTGCAAGACTATTATAATACCTTGTGTCGAATATAAATATATTGTTAAATTTTATTAATATATTTATTTTATGAACCACACATTAAACATTCTTCATCATCTTCAACATCCTGTTGTTTTTTATCTGGCTCAATAGTAAATTGTTGTGGTGCAGCTTTTGCCTTTGTTCTCAGGTAATATATACCTGTCTTTAAACCTTTCTTCCATGCGAAGAAGTGCATAGCTGTTAATTTATTATATGTTGGTTCTTTCATCCAAAGGTTTGTGCTTTGACTTTGACAAATAAATGCTCCTCTGTCTGCTGCCATTTCTAAAATATGTTTCATAGGAATTTCCCATACTATTTTATATTTTTCCTGAATAGCTTTTGGAATACCAGAAATCCCCTGAACTGAACCACTTTGTTTAATAATTTGATTTTTAATATTATCGGTCCATAGTTCTAGGTCAATTAATTCTTTCAATAAAAATTTGTTAATACAAACAAACTCTCCTGCAATTGTTCGTCTTACATAAATATTACTAGTAAATGGTTCAAAACATTCGTTATTTCCTAAAATTTGACTAGTAGATGCAGTGGGCATTGGTGCAAGGAGCAATGAGTTTCTAATACCGTGTGTTTGAATATCATCTTTCAAATTATTCCAGTCATATCTATTTGTAGGCTCAACATTCCACATATCAAATTGTAAAATGCCCTGACTGGCAGGAGACCCTTTGAATGTGCTATATGGGCCTTTTTCTTTTGCTATTTCCATACTCATTTCTAATGATGCGTGATACATAGTTTCAAAAACAAGTTTATTTACCTTTTTTGCTTCATCCGAGTGAAATGGAATATCCATCATAGCTAAAGCGTCTGCAAGACCTTGAATTCCGATACCAATGGGTCTATGACGCATATTGCTATTTTTTGTTTTATCAGTAGGATAAAAGTTAATATCAATAACATTATTCAAGTTATTAGTAACAATCTTAGTTACTTTGTGAAGCAAATCATAATCAAATGTATTTCTTAACATATTAAGAACATTACCATATCCGCCAATTAGTTTGTCTCCGTGATATAATTGAGGTAATGTTTCGACTCCGTGTTTTTGTTTAAAATTATCAAATAATTCAGGTGAAATAATTACCTGATTATAAATAATATTTTTTCTTTTTAACAAGGCCTTCATTAAATCGCACCATTTACAATCATTTTTGGTATAGATTGTAATTTCTTCTGTAAATGGGCTAGTTGTTTCATTTATAAATTTACTCAGGGCAATACTCGCAAGATTACAAACAGCAGTTTCATCTGGACCACTGTATTCTATAATTTCAGTGCATAGATTACTTGATTTTATAACACCTAAATTCTTTTGATTAGATTTTTTATTACAAGCATCCTTATAAAGCATGTATGGAGTTCCAGTTTCGATTTGACTGTCTAATATTTTGAACCATAAATCTCTAGCTTTCATAGTTTTATTACCCCTTCCTTCTTTTTCATATTTTTCATATAGTTCAACAAACTTTTCCCCATATACATCACTTAGTCCTGGACACTTGTCTGGACACATAAGAGTCCAATTTCCATTTTTGCTAATTCGTTCCATAAACAGGTCAGGAATCCAAAGTGCATAGAACAAATCTCTTGCTCTCATTTCTTCATCGCCGTGATTTTTCTTCATTTCTAGAAATTCTTCAATATCACCGTGCCAAGGTTCTAGATAAATAGCAAATGACCCGTGTCTCTTACCGCCTCCCTGGTCAACATATCTTGCAGTATTATTAAATACTCGAAGCATAGGAACTAATCCATTACTAGTTCCATTAGTTCCTCTGATATGACTTCCTGCAGCTCTGATATTATGTACGTGTAAGCCAATGCCTCCTGCCCACTTGCTAATTTTTGCGCAATCAGTTAATGTGCTATAAATTCCTTGGATACTATCATTTTCCATAGCAATTAAATAACAAGAACTTAATTGCGGTCTAGGAGTTCCTGCATTAAAGAGAGTAGGAGTTGCGTGAGTAAAGTATTTTTGACTCATAAAATCATAAGTTTCCTTTACCTTTTCAATATTATTTTTATGGATGCATATTGCAACTCTTAACCACATATGCTGTGGTCGCTCAACAATAACCTTATTTATTCTAAGTAAATATGCTCTCTCTAATGTTTTAAATCCAAAATAATCAATAAGATAATCCCTTTTGTAGTCTAACATGTTTTCAAACTCGTCTGCATTGTTTTGAATAATTTGAATTTGTTCTTTTGATAAAATAGGATGATTTACATCGTGAATATCCTTAAAATCATATAATTTTTGACATATATCAGCGAATGTGCCTGGAGTATTTTTATGATGATTAGATATCATAATTCTGCTAGCTAATACTCCGTAATCTGGATGCGTTGTTGCTAATGAAGCGCATTGTTGGGCGGTTAATTCATCAATTAGAGTTGTCGATATTCCATCATAAAGTCTATCGATAATTTTTTTGGTTAATGATGTGTAATTTACATTTAATTCATATTCTCCTTCTGCACCTAGTTTTTTAACACGTTTTAATATCTTATCAAAAGATATAACCTCAGATGTTCCATTTCGTTTGATTACAAAGTCCTCGTGATTCATAGTATAAATATAATAGCTATTATATTTTAAATAGTTGTTTCAATATTATTATTAGTTTTTAAAATAATAATATTTAAGTATTTTATAGATGAGTAAATTTCTTAATAGTATATTATTTTTGGCAGCTATTTTAGCAATAGGATTAGTATTATCTGGTTATAAGGAGAATTTTGATTTAATGCCTTCTAAAATTCCTAGCAGACTTTTATTAGCAGATACCTATCCAGTAAAATCTAACCCTGGGCTAAGCGATAATAGTAGTTCAATTCAATATTTACTAAGACCTGATGAGTTTGCAGGAGATTATAAATCAGTAACAAATAATAAAAAAAATTGGGATTCTCCTTGTGATGGCACATCATTCCCTCCAACTATTTGCGGAGGATTATACGGTAAAAGACCAGTCAAAAAGGAAGAGGTATGTCAGCCAGGATTTAGTTGTCGTAGAGTAGGATTTTACTGTTCTAGTATAAATTAATCTTTTTTATCAAATGATTCTGTTCTTACTTTAATTATAATATTTTGATTTTCATCTATTTTTGGATTCAAATTGGTTCCAGCAAATAGATTAATAGTTTCATTTTTTATTTTTTCTAATGATGTAGGGGTCAATTTCTTTTTCTTTTTCTTTTTAGGCCTTCTATGCTCATATCCTGTTTCTCTTTCCTTTAAAATAGTATTCCATAGTTCTTTAAAATCAGGATATACTGTTTTAAACCATAGTTTATTTCTTGGAACTAAAACACAAGAATAATCTTCTAGATACCAATATAAATTGTTAATCCAACTCATATGTGCATTTTTTTCCATAATATCATCATACCATTTATTATATTCTTCCTCAGGAATATCAACTGGTGGATATTCATAGTGAGGAAGTTCGTTGTGGTAAAATTGTACTAATATACCTTTTCTACGACCTTTTGCTGTTCTTGTAAAAGATTCACCGTCGCTTTTAAAATCATTTTCACTTTCATATGTTTTAAATACCGTTTCTAAGAAATCACATTCATCAAGGTCCCAAACCTCCATTTGTAATTGCATCTGTATCCAATAGTCTTTTTTAGGCGTGCCTGATAGTTTTCTAGTAGTAGGATTTTTTACCTCTACTAATCTTCCGAATAATTTACTTTTTTCGTCTATATTAATACCGTCTGGGGAAGCTCTTAAGAAAGGAAATTTTGGATGTGCCTTGCATCCAAATTCTCCAACTTTTGTATTAAAGTCGAATTCATAATGCATGATAGATAGTGGTTCATATTTATGACCATTATGAAATGGAGAGTCAATATTCACAGATTTTCCCTTTTTTTTTACATCAATAGGTTTGCATTTGGAGAGAATTAAATTATTTTTTGCAGATTGAGTATCAATAGCTTTCCATATATCACTTGCAGATAATCCTTCTCTTCTGAATGCATACCAAGCTTCAGTTTGTTGTTCGGGTTGTTCGACATTTTCATATTCTTTTAATAGTTTTACTATCCTTTTTTTATCTGGAATTTTAATAATTGTGGTACCAACATATGAACGGAAACTATGATTTCGATAGAAGTATATTTCCATTGCATCAAATATATTAGTCTCCAAATCAAAATTTAAATCATCAATCATAAATCCATAATTGCTTAAAATAATAGTATATAGGGAATCATACATTATTTCCTCAAAATGATATTCTTTATAGAGTTTTATATTTGAAGTTATCCATTCATCTATAAAATATTGCAATCCTTCTTTAAAATCTGCAACATCATTATCATTATAATCGTTTTTGTCTTCAGCAGTCTTTTCTATTTCCTTGCTAATATCGTTTAAGACCTCCAAATCATTCCAGTATGTGGTCATTGATTAATATAATATATAATTATTCTTTTATATTACTATCAATTTTGCTTTTTTTCCTGCGACGATTTTTCTTTGGGTTTTTATTTTGTGTTTTATTTTTTTTTGGAGCTAGACTTTTTAATGTGCTGGTTTTTTTATCCTTAACCTTAAGCGTGAATTTATTCTTAACTTTATTATAAGTTAATCCATTTATGGATTTTATTTTATTTGTGGTAATATCATAAACAACATCCTTCATACGTTGTAATTTTTTCCTATTTAAACATTGAGTTAGATATTTTTTTAATTCAATAGATTGTTCGTCATTTAATTTATTTTCAGCTGTGTATTGAATAACATATTCACTTATTTTTTTTAATTTAGAAGCTTTACTTAATTTGCTCCAAGGTTTTTTTTTATTTGCCTCTTTTTCTTTTTCTAGAAAAGCTTCTATATTATCAATATTAGGTTTTGAGTCATAAATTTTTGAATTATGATTTAAAAGCATTGTTTGATATTTTATATTTTGTAGTTCTTGACATATTTCACTCATATATATATATTATTTAAATTAAATTCTATACTATTTTCTTTAAGTATATGTTACAATGAAAAAAATAGTTATAAATGGAAAAAGAAATGTTGAAAAAATTAAGGGTATAAAAGGAAAAAGAAAGGTAACTGAAAGTGTAAATAAAGATATCTTCGAAGAGAAAAAACAAGTAGAATATTTAAATAAATTATATATTGGAGAAAAATATGATGGTAAATCTTTTATTAAAAAAGAAGTGGAGAGAAAAATAAATGGCTATAAAAATCAGGATATAAAAAAGAAAAAATTAAAAAATTTAATATCATATGATGAATGTTTAGAAAAATTAGTAGTTTCAAGGTTAAAATGTTACTACTGTAAAATGGACTGTTTGTTAGCATACGAAAATATACGTGAAGAAAAACAATGGACTCTTGATAGGCTTGATAATAATATTGGTCACTGTAAGGATAATGTTGTAATTTGCTGTTTAAAATGTAATGTAAAACGGGGAACATTAGATGATGAAAAATTTAAATTATCAAAACAAATGCGAATAACTAAAACTTTTTAATATTAATTCTATATATATATGAGCGGATTTGTTCCTAGAAGAGTATCAAGTACAAGAACAGCTATGGGTTCTACCGATGCAAATAGCACAGGTATGAATGGACATTCAATTGTCAGCACATTAGGCAGAAGAAGTACATTATTGAATACAATAAACACCAGAGCGTTTGGTAGTTTATTTCAAATAAATTATAAAAATGCGATTGATACAGGCGATAAATGCACAGCGGAAGATATGGCACCAGTAAAGTCTTCAGCACCATTACAATTAGCTAGTAATGTATCTATTCCTATGACTTTATTTAGAGATAATTTTACAACAGGATTTGTAACTAGAACTATGCAAAATGCATTAGTTAATTTATATGGGGGCGGGGTTTTTACAGATAAATTTTGTTCATTTGGTGATATTTTAAATAATACAGGCGATGATATATTTTTACCCAACGATATAAGGGGCTCACAAAGTAGTGGCGCCAGTCCTTGCAGAGGATGGCGATTGGTAGCATTTGAAAGATGGTATTCTGGCGGAGCTGTAGATGGTTCTGAGAGTATAGCTCAGTTATCAACCCTAGGAGGGTGGGAAGTATTACAAGCTTCACCTATCGATACTCAGGATTGGTATATAGCACAAGGTATAGTTTTAGTTTTAGAACCAGTCGGTGCCTTTACAGGCTTCCTGTCCGAGCAAGCAGCTCCTGCTATAAAAATAGGAGAAGACACGACTAAATATATCCCAACGGGAACTGCGCAGATAACTGAATTTGGAAAAGCTGGCAATGGGGTTCCATTTAGTGGTTATGTTATTGCTTATGGTGGGGCAGGACAGCCCGGTGGAAGTCAAACACCTAATGCGTTTGCAGGAGACAATTTATTTATTGCAGGCACTTCTCCAGGTAAAGGAAAAAAATTTAGTATTACTTTTGTGAAATAATTTAACGTGGATATTTACCATATATTTGTCTATATCGTAAATTTCTAGGATTTTTCATAAAAGCAAGTCTTTTTTGATAATAATCTCTCCATTTTCTTTGTAATTTTTCTATACCGTAATTTCTAATACAAAATGTTCTCCCGCGGTAGATGTATTCCTTTCGTATAATACAAGTTATATGCGAACTCCACGCTTCTCTGTTTCCCTCAACAACAGTTTCTGGGTCGGCAAAAGATAATGCATCATCCAATTGTTCCATGGGGATATAGTCATAAGAATCATCTGTATCTGTATCTGAGTCGTAATAATGAGTATCCCAAGCTAGTAGGTATTTTTTTTGCATATAGTCAATATAAGAATACTCGTTACTAGAAACTCCGTGATGATTTGAATTCCATCTTTGAACTACTGCTATACAAGGCGGTATATTTGTCATGTTGTTAATAATATTAATACACACATATTAATATTATATCAATTTTATATGCGTGTTTTTTTTAAAAAATAAACATTTGAATATTTAAATGATGAAATGTCCAAAGAAAGTAACATTTGCAAAATACAATTTAAAAAAGTGGATACCGGAAACGGAGGAAGAATTTAAAAAAACTCCTAGAAGGGAAGCTATCCCGATTGATATGCGTGAAAAACCAGAAATAGAAGAAGAACTAGTTAAAACCCATGAAGATATATATACAAAAAAAGAATTATGTGATAAAAGAATGGCCAGTAGAGATTTGGCAATACAAGGTTTGTGTAACCCATTTATGGTAGAAAATAATTATTTAGAAGATTTAAGTAATCAAGATAATTTTTTACGACCACAAGATAGTAATTATAAAAAGAAAAATGAATAAGTATTTAAAGATGTAAATAAATAAATAATTATATGACATCATTAATTACGCAAAACAGTTTGCTACTTAATAAATTATTAGAATTTTATAATAGAGATGGTAATATGGAAAAGATTTTACCTATTATCAACGGCGAATCAACTATCTCACTTAGGTTAATTGATTGGTTTGCAACAAATTATTCAAAAAAAAATTATACAGTTTATCCTTTGAAAATGAAAAATGGTGATGAAAAAAGATTTAAGGTTTATATTGACTATAAACTAAAATTAAAGGCTTATTCAAAAAAGAGATTTGACCCATTTTGTAGATGGGATAGAATCACAATTCCATATAAAAACGATACTTATATTCAAACAACAATAGGACAATTAAATTTTTTTAGATGGGCATTAGAAAATAAAATTTTATATTACATTGAACAAAACTTAATAAAAATTAATAATGATATGAATAATAGAAATAGTACGGCTAAAAATAGAAAAGAGAAATCAACTGCAAAAACTCGTAAGAAAAGAGAAGAGTTATCTATATCTGCTTCTAAGAGTATTAAAAAAGAACAGGTAGAAATTATAGTTGATTTTAAGTAAATATAATTTTATATGTAGATTATATATGAAATTATTAATTTTAGGATTAATCTTAATAGGTGTATTACTAGTTCAAATTTATTATATAAAGATAAATAGGGAAAATTTTGACTCGGAATTAGATAAGGCTTTAGTAGCAGGAGAAAGAGCTTTTATGAATAGCCAAGACAAATATTGGGATGTTCGTTCTCAAGGTATAGGTTCTGGATTAGTTACAACAAAACCCGGAGTTAATGATTGGGTAAAATTTGATGATAAAAAAGAATTACAAAGATATACTCCTAAAATAGGATTAGAACAAAGACAAATAGATAAAGGAATTACAAATTGTAGGGCGCTAACTAAATGTAGTCAGCTAAAAAATACCAATTGCGGATATTGTGCAATGGACAAAGAATTTAGATTTGGTACAAAAGATGGTCCGGCAGCTGATGTTTGTCCAAAAGAGTATTGGACAACTGATGCATCCAAATGTGAAGAACTTAGAGAAAAAGAAATTTGCTCAAATGTAAAAAGCTGTGGAGATTTATACGGAGAAGCGGCAAAATTATGTGGATATTGTCCTACTACAGGACAATCAATGGTAATGAAAAAGGTAGGAGATAAATATATGCCCAAATATAGCGATGATACTTGTAATGCAGAGGGATATGGTTTAATTCCGGGTGAAAAATGTGGAAAATTCTTGAAGGACCATCCTTGTATTACTCCTAATTATCTTTCAGGACCTCATAGTGAAGCGTGTGTAAAAAAATTATGGAAAAATTCAAATTGTACAGACAAAACACCATATGGTAAAACATTTTACGATTTAGGACAATCAATAAGAATGCCTTATAAAAGAGCAGGAACAATAATGCAGGAAACTAATACTAAAACAAGAAGCACTGATTATTATACAGCAAGAGACAATAGTGAAATATGTTTTGGGGATAGTGATAATATAGACCCTTGTGATGGGAAGTATTCTAGACAAAGCATTCCTCATCCTGAATGTTTAAAACAAGAGTTTCAAAAAGCAGGATGTAACCAGAAAGGAACCGGATATAAATTATTAAAAGCAAATAATACATCTGGAATGTGGTCGGATGCAAAAAAACAAGTTGGAGAGGTTTCTAAATACTCTAAGGCGCAATACTCTTGGAATCAGTTAGGATTTGCATATCCTTTCTCCACAGAAACAAATCCAACCGAATATGCCTCTACAATGAAACGCGTCAATGATTTAACAGTCGAAGCAGATGATTATGATACTAGATTAGCGACTTCTATGCACTGTTTTGGAACAGCTCCTCCACCTCCTCCTCCTATTAAGCCAGGAGATACAGTTAGTAGGTCGGTAGGTGGCTATAAATATGAAGGTATTGTTACAAAAATGAGCGGCGCAGACTGTTTTATTATGTGGACTAAATCAAAAAATGTTACAACCATAAACCGCGAAGGTATGTCTATTGATGAACAAAAAAAAATATTTGGATGGCCCGGTATTAATCCTACTGAAAGAGGAGTGAAAACAACAGTTAATAAGGCACGATTAAATTTAAAATCTAGTTGTTCAGACAATAAATCAACTTGTAAATTAACTTGTAAGGATAAAATTAGAGAGGTATTGTTTAAATATCCTCGCCCTAGAGACTGTATTGTAGGTGCTTGGAGTGGATGGAGCAATTGTAGTAAAACTTGTGGAGGTGGTACAGAAACTAGAACAAGACAGGTATTATATCCTGCTAAATTTGGAGGTAAAGCTTGTCCAACATTAGAGAATAAAAGAGCTTGCAATACTAATCCTTGTATGAATCCAAATTTCACTGAAAATAGAGGATAATTAATTAATATGCTATTGTAAAAAAAATAACATATTAATATAAGTATGAATTTTATAATATTGATATTAATAATATTAGTATCTAGTGGTTTAGCGCTAATGCTAGGCAATAAAATGGCAATGGGTAAAAAAATACTAGCATCTGCATCTACTATTGGGTTGTTTTATGCTCTAGGAACAACTGTTTATTGGTTTTTAAATATTCTGTTAGGAGGAGTAATTATGTATTTTTATGCAAGTTCTAAAGATATAGAAGATACTTTGTTGAAAATAACAGTTTTAACAACAACTATAGGATTGTTAGGATGGTGGCGTTATTCTCATAAAGAAGGATTTTTTGTAACTCCTCTTAGAGTAGTTTCTAATTCATTAACAGCAAAACAATGTCAGGACGCCTGTGAAGGTAGTTTAGGATGTAAATACGCACAGGTTCCCTTGGCTAGTTCTGCTACAGGAGGTAGATATAAATGTTGGAATAGTTATGGTTTCAATCAAAGACAGTGGGGAGGAGAAAAACAAGGAGGGGATACTTGGCGAAATAAAAAATGGAGGTCTCCAATTACTAGTTCTGGTTCTTATTCTGGAGTAATTCAAACAACAGGTTCGAGACCGGATTATAGACTTATTAAATATGCTAATGTGGGTGGAGCTGGTATGATGCCTCAAGAAGTTTATTTACATGTTGATATGCGTGACCAAGGATGGGGCAATCCAACCTGGGGAGTTTATGTTGAAGGTTATGATAAAAATGGCAAATCAGTATTTTCTAAGGTTTTAAAAGCTCCCAGAACTTCTAGGAAGGAAAGTTACCCAATTTATGTAAATAGACCATACACCGCGAGGCAGTGTAACAGACGAAGACGTTGTTATGGATGGTGGATTTTTCGCAGATGTTATAATTATACAGACTGTCGAAATGTAAGAAGATATAGACGCGTTGTTTCAAGATATGGTAGTAAAACAGTGCAAGGTCCAGTAAGTCATCAATCTAAAACATGGACTTTAAGTAATAGCGAACAAAAAGAAATTAAATCAATAAGATGTTTTGTCAAAACTAGAGGACAAGGACATTCATTGCGAGCACAGGCAATTCGATTCTCTGTAAAAGGGTGGCCTATTTGAATAATTTAATATATATAATAAATATATATATATGAAACTATTCTATTTAGGATTAATGGGAATAGCTCTAATATTAGTTCTATTATCTATAAGTATAAATACAAAGGAGGGTTTTGATTATGAGAGTAGGAAAGATGAGCAAAGAAAGTACTTAAAAGACAATGATAAATATTGGGATTCTCGCTTGTTTCCTCAGGTTGTAAAAGGTGTAGATAAAGAATCTAAATTTGTAGAACTTAGTAAAGATAAAACGAAATTAAATGAAATCTCTCCAACTGCTTCGACTGATAAGCGAGAGATTGCAAAAAAAATAGAAAAATGTAAAGCAATTAATCTAACTGGTGATTGTGGTGAAATCGAAGCAAATGAATGTGGTTATTGTTGGGATACAGATAAGATTATATATGGAAATGCGGACGGTCCAATAGCCGATGTTTGTTCCAAAAAAAATTGGATTGCTCCTGGACCAAGAACAGGATATTATTGTCAAAAGAAAAAAGAACAGGAAATTTGTAAAAAAATGACTGATTGTGGAGATTCTACTGGAGAGAAATCTATTTGTGCTTGGTGTCCATTGAAAGGAACAGGTGTTCCTAAAAAACGAGGACCACAAGGAGGATGGGTTGCCAAATATCCAGAAGACGATGCGTGTGATTGGAAAGCAAAACTAATGGGTGAATATGGTGAATGTAAGGATTTAAAAACAAAAAATTCCAGTCAGCTTCCTAATAATAAATGGCACGATAAGGATGGTAAGAATTGGACTTGTGAAGTATATGGAAAAAATAATAATGCTGGTTGTAAAGCTTGGGGTAGTTATTATTCATATCAGCAGCTATCAGGACAACAAGCTTGTTGTGTTTGTGGAGGAGGTAATAAAGAAATAGATTTCTTGGATAATCTTATTGACCCAAAGGATTGTGCTAGATTTAAACAAATGTTCCCTTGTGTTGGACCAAATATGCTTACTGGACCACATACTGACGAATGTCTTCAAAGTTTGTGGAAGAAGGCAGGATGCACTGGCGACTTAAAAACTAGAGTTAGTGACCAGAGCGACTATAGAAATTGGAACTCTAATTCATATGGAGTAGTTGGGGACAATATGAAAGAATCCATACATAAGGTTGCTGTATCAGGTAGTGATTATTCTAAGTCAGAGTCTGCTTATAAAAAATGTTTTGGTGATGATGTAAATCCTTGCGAGTCTAGATTTAAACCTAGACCACAAGTATGCGCTCAAAAGCTATATAATGAAACAGGCTGTTCTGTAGATGGTAAATTAAATCCAAAAAATACCCTTGATTGGCCAAACGGATATGTTGGACAAGAGTGGAAGAATGGTCAAGAAGGTGGATTTAGTCCAAATGGATATAAGTCTAAGGTATATGATTATAAAAGACAAATGCAAAGTAATTTGAGGAATCCAAAAGCAGATTTTGATAAAACAATTTATACTAGTATGATGTGTAATGGTCAAATGCCTGATGTTCCTTGGGATAAACCTTGTTGGAGGGATTTTAATATAATTATGATGACTCTTCCCGGCGTATCACAGAATCCATCAAATATGAATTTATCATTTAGTGGTGCTCCATCTTCATTTAAAAGCTTACTAACTGCAGGAGGAAAGGGCTGGTGGAAAAATGATTATGCATGGGTAGGAAATTATGAGATTACCAAGGCTAAATATGATGCTAAATATTTTCCATTTTGGAATTTTATTAGTGGTGCGAGAAATTGGTGGAATAATAATTGGGGTGAATTTAAAACAAGGCTTTTAAAGGTTCCTAGTGTTAAACCTGGTTCTCCATCAGTATATGCTCAATGGAAGGGTTGGAATTTTGATGTGCCAAATTATCGTGGAAAAGTTCCTAGAGGATATGGTGACTGTGATGTTGATTCTGATTGTGGTCCTGGATTAAAATGCGCACAAGATAAAAGAAAAATTTCCGGATTAATTGATAGTGGCGCAATAACTCCAAATACTTGGGGTGGAGGTAGAGATTTTTGTTACGACCCAAATGATGCACAGTTTTCCACTGGGGACGGTAGCGATACATTATCATTTTTAAGTGGTTCTCCTTTTGATAATATTGTTCAAACGGCCACATCAATGAGCAATGCAAATTCAAAAGGACACTTCTTAAAATTAGGTAACAATAGATATTTAACTAAACAAGCTTTTATGAATGAGAATTTTCCATATTGGTTATTTTTAAGAACAGCTAGCGTAAATTAATTTTAAAATAACTTAATAAAGATAAATTAAGTTATTAAAATATTAAATAAAGTATGGGACAAGCACCATCTGTTCGAAAGGTTAACTTTGAAGATGTTCAATATGCTATTAAACAACGACAAAATTATCTATTGATTAATACATTAGATATGAATGAACAAGGTTGTTTAATAAGTAAAACTATTGCAGTAAGTAATGAAGAAAACTTGATTAATCAATATTTAAACAAAAAAATAAATGTAAATATTATCGTTTATGATAAAAATGCAAATGCCCCAAATTTAATGAAAAAGTATGAACAATTACTAAGTTTAGGGTTTGTAAATATTTATATATATCCGGGAGGATTATTTGAATGGCTACTATTACAAGATATTTATGGAACTGAAGATTTTCCAACCACTTCAGTAGAAAGAGACCATTTAAAATTTAAAGGAAAATCTATGTTCACAACGTATTTAATAGGTGATTTAGATTAGCAATATACGGCATTTATCATATCCATAATTTCAGGTGTAGGAACATCTACAATTCTTGGAGAGAGCGAATTTACAAATATATTTATAGTTTCTAACCAGGTATCGGGAAGTTTATCAATAAAATCATTATTACCGTCTAGTTTTAAAACAGGCAATGATTCATTGTTTAACCAATTTTCATGATAGTTATGACAATTCTGCAAATATTCTAAAGGTATTGTTTCTCCCTTTCTATTTCTTTTTATTACACGCTGCTCGCATATTTCCGGGTTTGTTTTTACATAAATTAGTCCGCCGACAGGAATGTCTTTCACAAATTCATAAAACCATTTACAATAAATATTATATTCGATATCGCCAATTTTTCCATCATCGTGCAACATTTTTGCGAAAATTTCTTTATCTGTGAAAACAGACCTTTCACAAATAATAATAACATTATTGTTACTTGCCAAAGTTTCTCTCAATTGATGTATCCTTGAGATATATGCCATCATTTGGAATGAAAATGCATATTTATCTGGATTTTCATAATATTTTTCTATAGCATTTTTTCCATCACTATCTTTAATAGATTCCCAAACTGAAACCGGTTCGGGTAAATAAATAACTTCAGTATTTTTAATCTTTTTAAGATTATCTTTTAACATCTTAACCAAGGTAGATTTACCTGAACCGATATTTCCTTCAACAGAAAAGATATAGTGCATCTTTGTATATAAGACATTAATATATTTAATATGTTTCAATTTTGACTAAATGAAAATTGAAAATAATATTAAACTTATAATTAATATTATTATAGAACAATGGACCTAACACAGCAAAAACTAACAAAGTCAGAATGGGACTATCTAGAAGTACCTGTTAATTCAAATGAGAAGAAAATATTAAAGTTAATTTATAATGGGTATGACAATACTAATCATACTACTAATGAATCAAATAGCTTACTTGGGTGGATGAAGATAGGAACAGATGAAGACCAATTCCATCTTTATATTTATGAAGAGAATTTTCAAAAAATAGTCAGTAAACTTATAAAAAAATATGATTTATCTTTTGTTATGCAGAGAGATAAAAGAAACAATAAAAAATTAAAAAAGCAGGATTTGATTCGAATTAGTAATAGTTCAAAAAAACTAGACGATATACGAGATAGTATATATGAATTTATATTACTTAATAATGTTAAGTTATTCTTCAAAAAGAAGTTATGTCCTATGAGATATTATACATTAACGCAGCTTGTAAGAAACAATGTTAGTTATATTAATCATTATATTTTACAGTTTGTGGGTTGGATTATTGAAGAATATAAAGATAAAATTTCAAAGGCGAATTTAATAAAAAACGCATACGAATACATAGAAAAAAATACAGTTGTATTTAAATATACAGATTTGAAATTATATGAACATCAATCTAGGTTGTTTGAATCGATTAAAAGAGATGGTTCAAAATTAGTATTATATCAAGCTCCTACAGGAACGGGTAAAACAATGTCACCCGTTGGTTTGGCAAAGAGAAAGAAAGTAATATTTACTTGTGCAGCGAAGCATATTGGTTTGCAATTGGCCAAAGCGTGCATATCTATGGAGATAAAAATAGCAGTAGCGTTTGGGTGTAAAGATTCGGGAGATATAAGGTTACATTATTTTGCAGCAAAAGATTTTGTAAGACATAGAAGAACGGGACAAATCTTTCGTGTTGATAATAGTAATGGGGAAAAGGTTGAATTAATTATTACGGATATTCAATCCTATCTTCCTGCAATGAACTATATGTTAGCATTTAATGAGCCCGAAGATATTGTTTGGTATTGGGATGAACCTACAATAACACTAGATTATGATAATCACAAATTTCACGAAATTTTGCAAAGAAACTGGCAACAAAATGACATTCCAAATGTTGTATTGTCCTCAGCGACCTTGCCTAATATGGATGAGATATTGCCAATGACCAGAAACTTTCAAGCAAAATTTGAAACACATAATGTTCAAGAAATAATCAGCTATGAATGTAAGAAATCGATACCTATCTTAGATGCCAAGGGGAATGTTGTAATGCCTCATTATATTTATAGTGATTTTAAAAAGTTGCGAAAATGTGCAAGACACATTGAGAAAAACAAAACAATCTTAAGACATATTGATGTGGAAGATATGGTAAAATTCATTTATTATGTAAATAAAAAGAAGTTTATCCCCGATGACTATTTAATCGACCAATATTTTGAGAATGTATCTGATATTACTATTATTAATTTAAAAATTTACTATCTTAGATTATTGGTATTAGTCAAGGAAAATTATACTAAAATTTACAATAAATTTCAAGAAAACCGAATGAAAATGTATGACTCAGTAATTAAAATTACAACAAATGATGCTTATACGCTTACCGATGGTCCAACTATATTCTTAACAGAAGATGTTGAAAGAATGGGGAGATTTTATTTAAAGGTATCTAATATTCCTGATACTGAACTAGATAAAATTATGAAAATTATGGAACGAAATGAGCAATATATGTTGGAACTAGAAAAGGTTGAAAAAGATGAGACACAAAGACGTGATAAGATGGGAAGTGCAGATTTAGAAAAAGATAAGTCGAAGTGTGATAATTCAACAGATTATAAAGCTCAACAAGCCTATACGAAAAAAGTTGTAGAGTTAAAAGCAAAAATTCATAGTATAGAGTTATCTCAAAAATTTATTCCTAATAGTTCAGCACATATTCGTGAGTGGGCAAGCAATAAAGAAACAACAACTGCGTTCTCTAGTGATATTGAAGATGAGACTGTTGAAAAGATTATGTATTTAAATGTTGATAAATCTTGGAAAATTTTATTGTTAATGGGCATAGGTGTATTTACACAACATCCTAATAAAGAGTATATGGATGTTATGAAGGAATTAGCTGAAAAACAAAAACTATATTTAATTATTGCATCATCTGATTATATTTATGGAACAAATTACCAGTTTTGTCATGGATATTTAAGTAAAGATTTACGAAATATGACACAAGAAAAAATGATTCAGGCATTTGGGCGAGTTGGTAGAAGTAGTAGCCAAAAAAATTATACATTAAGAGTAAGAGATGATGAGCTCATTATCAAATTATATACAAAGGATGATAATAAACCAGAAGTTAGAAATATGAATAGATTATTTGTATAAATTAAATATTTCGTTATATTATAATGAATAATAAAGATATTTTTATTGCGGCAATAATATTAGGTGGTTTATTAGCATTTTTTGTTTCTTTAAAAGTTAGAAAGATACCTATTTCTGGTAATATAGGAGGTTGTTCTGGAACACAATATGGTTGTTGTCCAGATAGTACAGATTCTTGTATTGATAAGATATGTTCAAATTGTTACACACCATCGCATCATAGAAGACATCGCCATCATCATCACGGCGATGACCCTCATCCTAGACCACCTTTTCCTGGTCCTCCTGGTCCTCGTCCCGGGCCAGACCCTCGTCCTCCTCCTCATCCTCGCCCTCATCCAAATTTAATAGGTGGATGTAAAGGAACTAGATATGGATGTTGTCCAGATAGTAGAAAGGCTTGTAGTGACGAAGATTGTTCTAATTGCTGATTGGTTTAGTAAATAAAACTTTCCATTTTGTATAGTGTCCGCTACATTTTGTCATACATAAATTTTTTAATAATCCTTTTTTATATTTCATATTAGAATATAAATGATGAACTTCATATGGACTAATTTGTTGATTATATTTGTATAAAAATGAAATATGTGCATTTTGAGGGAACCATTCTGGTTTATTAATAGGTTCTTTTAGTGTATAAAACATTGAATGAAAATCATCTTCTTCTTGACATATTAGTTTATCTAGTTCTACTTCTAAAGCAGGCTTATTTATTTTTGTGTATAATTGTAAAGCACTATTATAATCTAGGTTGGTTTTTATACTGAGGTGAGGTATAAATCTATTTGTAAAAAAATTCCAAGGATGATTACTATCGGGGCATAACCAAATACAATAGTTAAAATCTTTCATTCATATATTATATTTATATTTATTCAATAAGTTTTTGAAATAATAATTAATTAAAAATTTACTAACTAATTATTATTTAGTTTCCACCACGAAGGCGTAGGACAAGATGGAGTGTTGCCTCTTTCTGGATATTGTAATCAGATAGAGTTCGTCCATCTTCTAGTTGCTTTCCAGCAAAGATAAGTCGTTGTTGGTCAGGGGGGATACCTTCTTTATCTTGAATTTTACTTTTGACATTTTCAATTGTATCACTAGGCTCAACATCCAAAGTGATAGTTTTTCCTGTAAGAGTCTTCACAAAAATCTGCATATTATATATATATCTTAATTGAAATATTTAAATGGATTTATAAATTGTATTTTAAGTTTTTAAAATAGCTTAATTTCTGTATTAGATAAAGATGCCTCGTTAATAAATTTAAGGTTCTCTCCAGAAACAGATAAATCATTTGGTGATAAGATGCTCCAATCTGTACTAGAATCTAAAATACCACATTTTGTATATATGTATCCAACTAAAGCACTGCACCAAAATCTAGATGTTTTTTGTGGAGAAGGGTCTTTCTTTAAAAAGGCTTCTACCCAATCAATAGGACATACATCATATGGTTTGTTATATACAATATTATGAACCATTTTTAAATTTTGTTGTGTAAAATGTGTGTTATCACAATTTATACTTCGGTAATAACAATGACCATTTCCTTTGTAACTATCTAAAAGTTGTTCTAAAGGAGTAATTTGAACACCTAGTTTAATTTTTCCATCTTGTGGGTCAGGTTTACTCGATTCTCCTGATTGCCACACAAAAGTTCCTTTTAAAGTTGGATGAATAAAAGTCGGGTCTTTTAATATTATAGCAGTATGTGAATAATTACTATGAGTTCCCCAATAAATCATTTCATCTAACCAACCAGCCCAACCTGTAGGCTTATAGTTAAATAAAAGTAAATCACCTGTTTTAAAATCTGTCATATACAAAATATTTATATTTAAAATATTTGCAGTTTCTGTCTATATATGAAAACAATTCCTAATATAATAAACCCTAATCCAATTCCCATATCAGTAGTAAATTTTTCTCCAAGAATTAGAACGCCAAAAATAGCATTAAATATAAGTAAAACAGATTCTGCAATAGGTGTTACAAAAGAAGAATCATATTTTTCTAATAAGTAATAGTTAGCCATAATAGCAGCAATAGCTACTACACTAACTACCGTTCCCCAAATAACAACATCTTTAAAAAATAATTTTGCATCATTTTTATATACCTTTGGAAAGCCATTATAGTAATAATGGTGTAATAAGAATGGAATAGCGATAATACCACTAATAAGATATCTTAAAAATGAGAAATAATAGTGTCCTAGTTTATCAACAGATATTTTTTCTAATATGGGTTTCAAAGCCCAACCACCGCCGTTTAAAGCGAATATAAATAAATCATTCATCATATAATATAACTATGTATTATTTATTACATCTCTTAATTTTTTTAATTCGTCTAAAGTATTAAATTTATCTCTTATAAGCCAAAAATTAGTAAATGTATTATCTCCACCTAGTCTATTATAAATAAGATTTTGTAAATAATAAAATTCATAATCTTTCATAGGTATTTCTAATTCCCAGAAATATTGTTTGTTAAATTTAAATTTATTAAAATTATACCAAAAGTCAAAAATAGGAAAATCAGTGTTTTGTGCAAAATATCTAGGATAAGTAGTTCTGTTATTAATCATAGTTTCAAAACGTAAATTTTCAAAAATATTTATTTTTTCCAATATTTTTTTTGTTAGTATAAAGATAAAATAGCTGCTAGGATAACTTCTACCCATAAAGAGTTTTATATTTTTCCAATTAGATATAAAAAACTCATACATATCTATATCACTATAATTATTTACTTTTTTAAAATGAGTAATTTCTTTTGTTATAAACTTATCAAATAACTCCTTATGTTGAGAGGTATCGTTTATATTTTTTATAAAATCCTTTATACAAGTTATTTTTTGATTAACTGTTTCTTTTTTATCTACTAGTTGTTTCATTTTTTCAAAGTAAGGAGTTTCATACCAACTATAATGATAAATAGAAGTTCTATAATGTGGTATTTTAATTTTTATAATATTTTTTGGTATGAGTTTTTCAATCTCTTTATTATTCAAAAATCCTCTATCGGATTCAATATTTTGATATATAAGAATATCAGCTTTTTTGAATAAGTTAATATGTTCAGGAGTAAAATATTGTTTGTCTTCTAATGATGACCCGTTATCGACATAACTATTGATGCATATGTAATGTGGCAAGTAATTATTTCTAATTTCTTGATATTGAATTATATTTCTTTGAATTTCTTGAAAGTGACAGTTACCAAAAATAACCATTATTTTTTTGGGAGGTGGCTTTGTTTTTTTGGGAGGTGGCTTTGTTTTTTTGGGAATTATAGTTATTCCTAGCATCTATATAATTATAAAATTTTATAAGTTAATTTTATAATTTAATAATTAAGTTTAAAACTAAGTAAAAGACTTAGTTGGAGTATGCAAGACCTCCCATACCACTCATGACACGAAGGACATTGTAGTTAGTGGCATAGACACGGACCTTGGCGGTCTGTGTTCCACCGATAGCGGCAGCAGAAACAACAAGCTGAAGAGTAGCGTTGTCAATTCTGGAGAAATTGCAAGTGCCAGATGGCTGGTGTTCCTCAGGGCGAAGTGCGAATGAGTAAACATTGATACCAGTGTCTGGGTTGCGTGTGTGGTGCTGGTAAGGCTGAACAAGGTCGAAGTAGGTTCCTTCGCGCTCAGAGAAGCGGTCCTGTCCGTTAAGCTGGAGCTTAGCAGTGACAACAGGGTTTTCTCCCCAGCAGTGCATGTTGAGTGCAGTCTCGGCAAGAACGAAGACACCAGCATCAGTAAGACCGTTGCTGACTCTACCGGCGATGGCTCCGCCGATGGAAAGGTCACTGACATCTGCGGCAGTGAGTGGGGCGTGAGGACCAGCAGAGCTGGCGCCAGCAGTAGCGCCACCAGAGATATCGAAGGAGATGGTGTCGTTGAAGAGACCAGAGCCATCGATAACGGAGTTACCACCGCCGGCTGTTGTGCCGCCTGCTCCGCCGCGGGTCTGGTTGGATGAACCAAAAGCAAGGATGGAGTCAGGGAGAGCATCAACGGCATCAGTGTAGTTGAATGGCTGGGCTCCAAGGGCACGGTGCATAAGGCGACCCTCAAGGAAGGAATCGCAGTAGGCTACATGCATATCAGGCTGAACAACCCAGACAAGTTCTTTGCAAGGGTGGTTGAAATTAAGCTTGATTTTGTTGGAAGAGGAACCGATGGATTCATCTCCAGTGAATTGAAGCTGCTCAATGAGGTATTCGTGAGGGTTCTGTGCCATGCGTCTGCGCTCGTCGGTGTCAAGGAAGACGTAGTCGACGTAGAGAGAGGCGGCAACAAGGGACTTAGCGTAAGCGTTGGTGACCTTGCGGTTGTTAGAGCCTGAGGAAGGTCCATCAACCTGGGTTACAGCGAAAAGGCACTCATCAAGAGGGCGGATTTCGATGTTAATCTTGACTTCGTGATACTGAAGAGCAATCAAAGGAAGAGCAAGACCGGGGTTGCGGCAGAACCAAAACTGAAGTGGAACATAGAGAGTAGTCTCAGGAAGGGCGTTGCGGGGAGCGCAGACGGCCTCAGGGACATTGGCGGCACCGCAAGCGGTGGCGACATTAGCGAAAGCAGGGTCGGTAAGGTATGTAAGCTGGCTGGTCTGCCCAACCATCTTGTGGTATCCGGCCTCCTGCTCACTGGTAAGGGTAAGCTGGTTCCAGATGTGCATCCAGTCACCAT